AGCTTTCAAACATCAAACGGTAAAAATTTATATTACAAACTAACTGGAACTCTAGCAGCAAATAGAACTGTGACTATGCCAGATTCTGCTGAAAGAGTATTTATCATAGAAGATGCAACAACAAGATCAGCATCACATTATACACTGACAGTTAAAACTGTATCAGGAACAGGAGTTACAGTTCCTGTAGGTGCTAAAATGGTTTTATATTCAGACGGTACAAATGTAAAGTCAGGACCAATTACAAAAGGTTACAACACAATAACTTCTGCATACACAGCTGTTGCGGGTGATCAAATTTTTGCAAACACAACAAGTTCAGGAATTACAATTACACTACCAGCTTCACCAGCTGTGGGTGATGAAGTTACAATTATAGATGCAAGAGGAACTTTTAACTCAAATAATTTAACAGTAAACAGAAACAGTCAACCTATAAATTCTGCTACATCAAACTTAACTTTAAATACAAATGGTCAAGCTATTACTGTGGTTTATGTAGATGCAACAAGAGGTTGGGCATTTAAAACAAATACAGCGTAAGGAGCTAACAAGATGGCTCTTGTTGATTTCAAACTACTTCCTGGAATAGATAAACAAAATACAACTGCAGGTGCAGAACAACGTTGGATTGATTCGGACAACGTAAGATTTAGATATGGCTTACCTGAAAAAGTTGGCGGTTGGCAATCTCCAGTTAAAAAATCTTTGGTAGGCGTTGCAAGAGCAATGCATGCATTTGTTGATATAACAGGAAAAAAATATGTTGCGATTGGCACAGATAAATTTTTACTTTTATATTACGAAGGTGATCTTTTTGATATTACACCTTTAAGTGGAGCTTTAGGTTCAACAACTATTACAACTGTTTCTAGTTCACCTTTAGTTACTTTAACATCTACTGATCATGGATTGGAAGCTGGAGACATTATTTCTTTATCTTCAACAACTTTACCAAGTGGTACAGGTTTTTCTGCATCTGATTTTGATGACAAGCTATTTCAAGTAACAACTGTTGTAGATGCAAACAATTTTAAAATAACACAAAGCAGCAACGCTTCAGGCAATGCAGGTCCAGGAGGCAGTGTGACTGTAACTCCTTATGTAAAAGTAGGACCACAGACTCAAACACAAGGTTATGGATGGGGTACAAACACATGGGGAGCAAGCACATGGGGAACTGCTTCAACAATTAGTGACATAACTCTAGAACCAGGCCTCTGGAGTCTTGATAACTTTGGTGAAGTTTTAATTGCAACAATTGCAAATGGTCAAACATTTACATGGAATGCAGGTGCAAATAATCCTACAACAGTTAGAGCATCTACTTCTACATCTGGTTTTGCAACAACAAACAATCCTGCCATATCAAGATTTACAATGGTATCTCCAACAACAAGACACTTAGTGCATTTTGGAACTATCATACCCACGCCTCTCGGATCACCGCCGAATCAACAAGATAACATGGCTGTAGTATTTTCTGATCAAGAAGATATTAATACTTATCTACCCACTTCTACAAATACAGCAGGTAATCAAAGATTACAAGATGGAACAAAATTAATGGGTGGAATAAGAGCAAAAGAAACTATGTTGATATGGACAGACAATGCTCTTTACAATATGAGATTTGTAGGCTCACCTTTTACTTTTGGCTTTGATCAAGTAGGGACTAATTGTGGATTAATAGGTAAGAATGCTGTTGTAGAAATAGATGGTGTTGCTTTTTGGATGTCACCAAAAGGATTCTTTGCTTTTGATGGTACAGTTAGATCTTTGCCTTGTACTGTAGAAGATTTTGTTTACGATGATTTTGATACCACAAAAGGACAACAAGTATTTGCAGGCATAAATAATTTATACACAGAAGTTATTTGGTATTATCCGTCTGCAAACTCAGACTTTAATGATAAATATGTAATATATAATTATACAGATAAAGTTTGGTATACAGGTACAGAAGCTAGAACAAGTTGGATAGATGCAGAGATATATGCAAAACCTTTTGCAACAAAGTTCACGAGTAATGCATCAGGGACCTTTCCTGTAATAGTTGGAGAGTCTGGTTTAGGTAGATCACAATTATTTGAACATGAAGTAGGAACTGACCAGGTTGATGAAACAGGAACTGTTACAACAGTCTCATCATTTATAAAATCTTTTGATTTTGACCTGCAAGCTCAAGGCGGAATAGCAGGAGAAACATTCTTAGCTGTTAGACGTTTTGTTCCAGACTTTGAAACAATCGCAGGAAATGCTAAAGTTACCTTAGGAATTAAAAGGTATCCACAGCAATCTGACAGTTCAAGCAGTTTGAGCCCCTTTACAATTACCTCATCAACTGATAAAAAGGATACTAGGGCCAGAGGCAGGTTTGTTAATATAAAAATAGAAAATGATGCTGTCGCTGAGTCTTGGAGATTTGGCACATTTAAGTTAGATATACAACCAGACGGAAGAAGATAATGAAACCAGTGAGAAATAGATTAGGAATAGGACCTAACATAGGATCTTTTACACCTAGCACATTTTTATATCAAGATGTCTTAGACTATTTGGATAGAAGAGGAATTCCAAGCATCACTGGTATTTTTGACGATTACAATGAATCAACAAATCCTTACGTAATAGATTTTGATGAAGAAACAGAATCAGAATCAAATATTACTGAACCAAGACGTATGCCTATGCTACCCATTCAAATAGAAGGCCCTGGTGATGGACCTAGAGGCATAGGTTTATTTGGTAATTTAGAACCAGGAAGTAAGAGAACAGTTTTAGTAGACGGTGTTCCAACTGAAGTTTATAAAAATATTACAACTGGTTTGTTACAAACTTTAGATGGAAAAAACGTAAAAGGGGATGTAACAGAAACAGGAGCTTATGATTATGAGTTTGAGGCTTCTAAAGGAGCAATAAATCCAATGAACGTGGGTGGTATATCTGCCTTTTCTCGTACAGGAAGAGTAGATACTGCAATTCAACAAGCAGCTATAGACAAAGCTGCTAGAGAAGAGGCGGCAAGAAAAGCTAGAGAAGAGGCGGCAAGAAAAGCTAGAGAAGAGGCGGCAAGAAAAGCTAGAGAAGAGGCGGCAAGAAGAGCACAAGAAGAAGCAAGACAAAGAGCTGAAGTTGAACGTATGAGACAACAAAATGAAAGAGAAGGTAGAGGTGGATATCAATCTGATTTTGCACAAGATAGAGATTTTATGGGTGGTAGCGGTGGATCTGATGAAATGGGTAGTTTCTAATGGCCAAAATAGTAATAAGAATACCTGAACCAAAAGCAGAATATGATTCTTCAACACAAAAACAAATTAATAGAGCTATACAATCAATAGTCGATCAATTGAATTCTACTTTCCTACAAGAACTAAATGAAAAATCAGATAGATACTCATGGTTCAAGGGAGGTGGAGACAACAAAGAAGGATGGGGGTTTTAATATGAAGTTCAATGTTGATAATAAAGAGTATGATAGTGATAAACTATCCGACAATGGTAAGTTAATCTTAGCTAGATTACAAAATATAAAAGCTAAAAAAGATCAACTAACTATTGATTTTAGTGAGTTAAACATAGTTGAAAAAAATTATATTGATTTATTGAAAAAAGAGTTACCAAAAGAAGAAGAAAAGGTGGATGTCAAATAGATACAAAAATGCATTCTATACACCAAGTGGTCCAAATAGTGCAGACACTGTTTATACATGTCCAAATGAAACAACCACTATATTTCAAACGTTACAGCTTACAAACATAAGCGGTAGTAAAAACGTTACTGTAAGCATTACAGATACTTCAGCATCTGCAGATTTTGTAATAGCATATGTAGAAATGACAGGACCTTTAATTATCAACGTTCTTAAGGGCTCTATTGTGTTAGAGGCAGGAGATATCTTAAAGATTGAAACTACTGCTACATCTGGTATAAGTGGAACTGCGGCTTTACTTGAAACTACAAGAGTATATATAGCTGATTCAAGTGGATTAGGAGGCAATTAACATGGCGTTTAAAGAGCCTGCATCAGTAAGATATGAAACAATAAATGGTAAAAAAGTACCTGTTGTTGAGTGCGAAACTGAGGTAGTATTACGTAATAAAAATACAAATTACGAATACTCTTCTGATCAAGAGGCAGAGGACGATATCGCAGATCCAAATTCTCCAACAAAAAGAGAATACATTACAAGATCTTTAAAAATTAAAGTGGCAGCAATGCCACCATTAGGAACGGCATCAGACGAATAATATGACTATAAGTAGATCACAAATGGAGAGACAGTTAAGACAAGGCGGTGGAATAATGGATGTTGTTCCTCGTGAAGCAGCTTTGTTTGGTGGTCTTAAAAAAGCAATTAAAAAAGTTACTAAGACTGTAAAAAACGTTGCAAAGTCTCCAGTGGGTAAAGCAGCAATGCTTTATTTTGCACCTATGGCTTTTGGACAAAAAGCAGGATTAGCTGGATATCAAGGTTTATTTAGTAAAGCAAGTCCAGCATTTTCTAATTTATTCAAAGCAAAAAAAGCTACTGATAAAATATCAGGCGCTCAAAAAGCTATAAACGCTTTAAAAGTTGGATCAGCGGTTGGTGGTTTATCTGGTTTACTTGCAGCAGCAGAACAAGGTGACGAGGAAGCTATTGAAGCAACTACAAATGTAGAATCACTTAGAAGGTATTTATATTCATCGTACGAAAATTTAGGTTACGATCCTGCAGAAATACCTGATTTAGTTGAAAGGGATGTTTCTGAATATACAGCGGGACAAGGTGGTTATGCAACTGGTGGAAGAGTAAATTTTAATAGAGGGGCTTTAGCACAAAAATTTAGAAACTATTTAGCAAGAACACCAACAACACCTCAAGCAGCACCTGCACCTGCACCTAAACAACCTGCACCTACAAAGCCAAAACCCACGCCTTTTGATATGTCTAAGTACGGACAAGGAACTTTTACTGGAGGAATTGAAGATACAAGAAATATTGCATTGGCTAGATTAATGGGGTTAGGATACGACACGAGTCGTTTTGCAGACCCTATGGGCCCACCACCAGGATCGTCATCAGGACCTATGTTAATAGGACCGGGAATGGCTGCAAAATTTAAAGATGAAGAAAATTTAGCAAAATTAATTAATCCTTCTTATGGCATGAAGTTACAGACAGATGTTGTAGGTCTTTTAAGTATGGCAAAAGATATTGGAGAGAACTATACGATAGATCAAGCACTAGGTTTTGATGAAGATGACGCCATGAGAATTATGG